TATTCAGCTTTGGTATGATCAGGTCAAAAAGTGGGGTGAAGAGGCTCAGAATCACAAGGAGTACGGCGGTACGGATTTCGAAAAAAATCTAAAATCTGTTATTAGTCCAACGTTACAGAAATTCGGAAATGAAGAGCTTATTGAGGAACTTGATAAATCCGGATTCGGCAATAATCCCAGACTTCTGGCCTTTATTTACAGGGTCGGAAAAGAGATTGGCGTTGAGGCTGATTTCGTTGAAGGGAAAACCGGTTCGGATGATCAAAGCGATATCTTGAAAGTTCTTTACCCGAGCATGTACAAAGACAAGAAAAAGTAAATTATAGGGGGTGTAGAAATTGGCAACTTACGGAACGAATCTGCCTACGATGCTTGATTGGGCTAGGCGACTTGACCCGAAAGGGAAAATAGATACTGTCGTAAATCTTCTGGCAGAGACCAACCAGATTCTTGAAGACATGGTCTGGTTGGAAGGAAACTTACCAACCGGTCATCAGACTACCGTTGTCACTGGTCTTCCTGAACCTACATGGAGAACGCTCTATGGGGGAGTCCAGCCTTCCAAGGGCACGACAAAGCAGATTACTGATACGTGCGGCATGCTTGAAGCGAGGCCCCAGATCGACATCGACCTTGCCAAGCTGAATGGGAATTCTCCTGAATGGAGATTGAGCGAAGAGAGACTACACATTGAGGGTATGAACCAAGCGATGGCTACGACTCTCTTCTACGGTGACACCCGTGATGATCCTGAAAAGTTCATGGGCCTTCACCCGAGATTTTCGGATACCACTGCTGATAACGGCGGACAGATTATTGACGCCGGCGGAACAGGGTCGGACAACACGTCTATCTGGCTGGTGACTTGGGGGCCGAACACCGCACATGGTATCTTCCCCAAAGGGTCGAAGGCCGGGATGCAGATTACCGATAATGGCAAACAGGCTGTTACTGATGCGGCTGGCGGTCGTTACGATGTTCTTGAATCTCACTACAAGTGGGATTGCGGCTTGTCCGTAAGGGACTGGAGGTACGTTGTCCGCATCGCCAATATCGATGTTTCGGACCTTAGTACATTTGGATCTTCGTCCGATTCTGCGGCGAACCTGATCAGGCTGCTTATCGAGGCTACAGAGACGCCACCTGAGGTAAATCTTGGTCGTCCGGTGATTTACTGTAACAGGACTGTTCGAACATGGCTCAGGATCATGATGAATGAAAAATCAAACGTACATCTTTCGCTCGAGGAAGTGGCTGGCAAGAAGGTTCTTGCGTTTGACGGAATCCCTGTCAGGCGTTGCGACAGGATCCTGAATACTGAAGCCGCGATCAGCTGATAGAGGAGGTGTGTAAATTGATCCTTGACAAGAGTTTGATATTGAGCGATGCACAGGCTGAGACAACTGTTGCAACCCATGTGTCCGACAACGTTATAGACACTGTCGAACTTGGCGATGCTGTCAATGAGCTGTATTTCGTAGCAAGTGTGGAAACCGCGTGTACTTCAGCTGGATCTGCCACAGTCCAAGTTAAATTAATTACTGATCCGAATGAAGCTCTGGATGATGGTCCCACCGTTTTGTGGGCTTCTGATGCTGTTCCCGTTGCTTCGCTTGTTGACAAGTATGTTTTCGGTGCAATCAGGTTGCCGAAACCTGACAAGCTGAAAAGATACATTGCAGCCCAGATTATTATCGGAACAGCCGCTTTGACAGCTGGAAAGTTTGATATTTACCTTACCGATACTCTCCAAACCAATATCAACGGGTAGGTGAGGTAAATGCGATACGAGGTTACTGCGGACTGCATTGATTTGAACCAGAAATTCCAAAAGGCTGGGTCTGTTGTGTCTGTACCAGACGGAGAACCAGTCCCCAAATGGTTCAAACCAATAGACGAAAAATCTACATCGAAGTCCGATCAAGAGGTAAAACAATCACAGGGACAAGATCCACGTAATGAAGAGCAGGAACTCATGAAGTTAAAGATGGAGGATCTGTTCGAAATAGCTGGTAAGGAGAATGTCGATATTCCGATTGGGGCGAAAAAGGCTGAAGTTGTGAAGTTGATTCGCTCTCACCGGAGACATTGACGATTGTGTTCTGAGTGGGAAGTGTTTAATCCTTCCCACTCAGGATACACAAAGAAGGTGAGGAAATGGGGACCACCAAACTTCATATCTGGAATCTGGCATTGGCTAAAGCTGGGATATCACAGCAACTTGTTGATACTCAATCTATTGATTCTCCTTTGGCTAAAATAATGAATAATCTTTATCCCATCACATTGAATTCCTTTCTTCAAGAGCACTCGTGGGGATTTGCCAAGCGCATTGTGGCGCTTGAACTTCTCGATGACTACGATTCTATCAAGTGGGAATATTATTACGCTTATCCTGATGACTGCCTCTTGCTACGTCTTGTTACATCACAGGCATCCGTGCTAACTCAGAGCGAAGATCCAGTTCCATACGAGGTTTTCGTCCGGGAAGATACCGGCGTACCTATTATTGGGACGAACGAACCTGGTGCGTATGGAATTTATACGACAGAAAACGTTTCGGAAATGTTTTTCCCTTCGGCATTTACTCAAGCTTTCGCTACTCGTTTGGCAGCCGAGGTGGCTATGGCCCATGCCGGAGACAGAGGCAAGCATATGGACCTTTTACAGGTTTCCATAGATTTAGCTGAAAGGGCTAAACAGTCAGATGCTCAGCAGAATATACAGGTCGTTAGTGACAAAGACAGCAAATACACGAGGGTAAGGTTATGAGTAGTTCTCGTTTTTCTCGTCCGACTGCCATAAAAGTGCATCAGGTTGCGATGGTAGGGGGCGAGGTCTCCCCATCATTGTGGCACAGAACAGATCTTGAGAAAATAAAAATATCGTTGGCGAAATGCAGGAACTTCATTCCTTTTGCCCATGGCGGTGTGGAATATCGTCACGGGACATGGTTCGTGGCTCAGACAAAGCAGTTCAGTGAATATGACGATAAGGTCATATTGATACCTATGTCGTTCACACAAGAGCATTCAATACACATCGAGGTAGGACATTTGTACATGCGTTTTTATGTTGACGGGGCACCAATAATGGACGGCACTGTTCCGTATGAAATAGTTTCTCCATATTCAAGAGATGATTTGCCATACATACGATATGTCCAATCAGCAGATACTATTTTTCTTGTTGATGGATATCATGCCCCTTACAGATTGAATCGTTACTCGAATACAAATTGGGAATTAGTGAAAGTCTCTTTTGAGAATGGCCCATTTCTCAAGGAAAATTTGACAAGTACGACACTTGAACTGACGAGCGTCAGTGGTTCTACTGGTTTGGCTGGCGAAACGGTGAATGTCACGGCTTCCTCTGATACTTTTGATGCTTCGGATATTGGCAGACTTATAAAAATAAACTATATCAAGGAAGCTAAATTGTTACAGGATGGAAAAGTCACGCCTGCTGCTGCCTGGACAGGCTCTGCGGTACAGGTTGATGGTCAATTTGAAGTGACGTACAGTAAAGGCGGGTCAGAAGCACCTGAATTGCAGTTCAGCGTGGATGGTGGAACGACTTGGGAAACGTATTATGTCATGAACCCTTATGGAGAAACCACAAAGGTCGATTTTGATGGTGAACTTCGAAGTGAAGATTACAATAATATCATTCCACAACTTCGTTTGTATGCATCCACAAGCATGAGTGAATTTCAATGGACTATAAGACAACTTCGTGAGAGGGTAGAAGGTATTCTGGAAATAACAAGTTACACTTCTCCCACCAGTGTTCAATGTGAGGTCAAAACAAGAACTACATATTTAGATAAACCTACTAAAAAGTGGGCTTTGGGTGCGTGGGGCGATGTCCCGGGTTGGCCCGCTGTTGTTACTTTCCACCAGGATCGGCTTACTTTCGGCAGGACAGCTTCAAGCCCATTCGACATATGGCAAAGTGTGAGTGGTGATTATACAAACTTTGGTCTTTCGAGTCCTGTGCAGGATGATGACCTTGTAAAAATCCCCATCAGGTCAAGGACTCTGGACGATATTCAGGGTATTGTCTCTTTGAGAGATCTTATCGTTTTGACGAGTGGCGGAGAATGGAAAATTTCTGGAAGTGCTGAAGGGAATGCTATTACTCCAAGTTCCATGTATGTTTCAAATCAAGGATACAGAGGAAGTTCTGACATAGAACCACTTATCGTGGGACCATCGATCTTGTTTGTGCAGCGCTTTGGGACTCGTATCCGCGATCTGGCTTATTCGTTTGAGAGTGATGGATATGACAGTAATGATCTTTCGATATTTGCCGAGCACCTTTTCAGCGGATATTCTGTGGTGAGTTGGTGCTATCAGCAGGAGCCTGACAGCATATTATGGGTGGTCAGATCTGACGGCAAACTGATTGGTTTGACTTATGTCCCCGAGCAAAATGTTTGGGCATGGCACTTGCATGATGTCGGTGGTGAGGTTGAAGCTATTTCCAGTGCTCCGGGTGTAAGTGAAGATGAAGTCTATATAGTAGTAAAGAGAATAATCAATGGATCAGCTGTCAGATATGTCGAACGGTTTAGTGCAAAGAGCGACATGCTCCATATGGATTGTTCTGTTGTAGCTCATGATGGTGTCGCTACAAGTTCAATCACAGGTCTTGATTATCTCGAAGGCCAAACAGTTGTGGTTATTGCCGATGATTTGCAGGTGTTTGGAAAAGTTGTTACAGGTGGGACGATCACTCTTGATACTCCTGCTGAATGGGTTGTTGTAGGATTAGGCTATACAGGAGAAATACAAACGTTGCCAATGGTTTACGAGGCTAATGATGGAGTTTCTACAGGTTCACGTAGGAGGTCATCTGAGATCATATTGCAGGTATTGGATAGCAGACATGGGTATGTTGGAACGAACGATGATTCTATGTATCCAATTCACTATCCTGAAGATGAGTCTGGTCTATACTCAGGTGTTCTGATAGAGACGTTGGAATCATCGTATGACTATTATGGGCAGGTTACTATCAAGCAGAACTACCCGTTACCTCTCAAAATTCTTAATTGGACAGTGAGGGTTTTACATGGCGACTAAAAGTTCGGTATGGCTTGAACCCTGTACATATTCTCATATTGAAAGAATGAGACATAATATCCACAATGGCAACGAGAGGGAGATCTGGTGCGCTAAAGGTATATCAGGGTATGAAGGACTGCTGGAATCTTATGGCAGTTCGGATGAAGTTATGGCTATAATGTACAATGATGAAGTCGCGGCAATAATGGGTATCAAGATCGGTTCATTGTTATCAGGAAG